CAAACCGCCATACAATAACCAACACGAACAAGTTTGCGGACCTTTAAAACCGCCTTTAAAAACATATGAGAACCTTAAAATATCCAATTCATTTTGAAATTGAAGTTCAAGGCGTTCCGCTTTTTTCAAATTTCAGTAAACAAGCTTTTACTTACAGTGAACGAAATAAAGCATCTACTACTAAAAGCCTAAAAAAGGCGGTTAGAATTGCTCAAAAAATAGAAGGTGCAAATGTGTTTGCCTATTGGTTGGAAGATAAAGACTGTAAATCAAATCTATTAACGGGAAAGCAAAGTGCCTATGGCAAACGTTGTGTTTACGGAGATAAAAAAGGCATAGGTGCAGACAATGGCAATGCATATCTTGAAAGCTTTTTAAGTTATTGATTAGTCCATACAAACCGCCATACAATAACCAAACCCATAAACAAGTTTGCGGATCTTTAACAGGTCGCGTCCGCGCGGCCGCTCAAACCGCCTTTTTATAGATATGATAGAAAAAAATACAGATCATAAATACGAATACGATGACGGTCACATTGTTGATTGCTTTGACCATAAAATGGATAGCGTCGATGAGTATGTTGAAGAACTCAATATGCTTATGGGCGAAATTAGAAAATTAAAAAAGGAAATTGCCCAGAGCAAATAATAACAATAACCAATACGAACAAGTTTGCGGACCTTTCAAACCGCCTTTAATACACTATGAAACCCAGAGAACTAGCAATCATTCGCGCAACTCAGCACAGCTACCTAAATCAATCAATCCTATTCAACGCGGGATTCACTTTTAGCGAGGTGCAGGAAATCAAAAAGGAAATCGCCAAAAGCAACTAGCAAAGGTCGCGTCCGCGCGGACGCTCAACAGCCACACAATAAAACACTATGGACAAAACGCTAATCCATCTACTCTATGACGAGTTTCAAAGCAACGGCGGGCACTTCCAAAGCACCGAGGCAGACTATATGTTCCGCCAAGCGTTCGCAGAGGACTACGACGAAACCGCCGCACAGATATTCAATCGACTAATACAAACCAAATAACAAACAGCCATACAATGAAAAGAAAATTCTTAGCCACTACTACCGCCAACCGATACACTGAACCCGATTGCCGATGGGTAAACATAGACAAAAAAGGCTGGGTTGACGGTGAGACTCCCGTTGAAGACTTCGGCCTGTTCTTTTTATCCAACATTGAGTGCACGCCAAGCGAAGCCATGGAAGTATTCCTTGCGCTTATGCTTGAAAGCGAGGGTGAGTTGGACTATCGCGGCGAACCTATAACCGACAAGCCCGAAGATTACTTGAAGAGCGATTCGTCAAGGGCTATCTATGCAACCTTGCAAGCCTAGCAACATATGGATACAATACTTCAACCGCCTTTTGACTTTCTTTTAACCATTTCATTGATGGTTGCATGGGCAAGTTACGTCCTTGTTACTCTCGATAATTTGTTCAAATAACCAATACTAAACAAGTTTGCGGACCTTTCAAACCGCCATTTAATGATGAAGACGCTCGAAGAATTAGATAAAGAAATCGAGAAAATGTTTGAGGATGCAAGGCCACTCTCTAAAGATGAGCTTAAGGCATTCGGCGAAAAGAATCGAGAGATCATGGCTAGCCAATCATTCAAGGCTGCTGTTCTTAAGGATCAGATCAAGCACAAGCAAACCGCCACACAATAACCAATAACTAAATATACACACTAACCCGTATAAATGGGTATAAATAAATACAACAATATGACACCACTGCACGCACGCCCAAAAGCTTACCGCAATCTATACAACGCAAAGCGCGTTACAAACCGCGAGGAAACTGAAGCCTTCCTTGAGCGCAAGTTCCGAAGGGAAACCGCCCGCATTGTTGACGAAGGCTGGAAGGCTTTCTGGAAGAAGCGCGGGATAAACAAACCGCCACACGTTTCCGCCCAAGCCGTTGGGTGTTTTGATATTCTTGATTAAAATACTAAGATTTAAGTTGCTCTTGAGGAGTTATTTGACGTACGCTCATCAAACACATTCACGGATTCGATTCTTTGAATATCTAAAGAGCGGATTCACAAAAAGGATTAAACATCTAAACTAAATATACACACACAAGAAAGAACGTAATATGAGTATCAGAAAGAGTGGTAAGAACGACAATCGATTCATGGCCGACTTCATGGTAAAAGGTGTAAGATACCGCCGCCAATGGCCAACCTATGAGGAAGCAGCTAGCTGGGAAGCAGAGCTAAAGAAAAGGCTACGCTTGGGGCTACCCTATACAGAACTACTGGAAGGCACTGGCGATTTCATCACACTTGGTGAGCTATGTGACAAGACGATGGTTCGCTATTGGGAAGGAACCGCCAACGAGAAGAGTCAACGATCTAATATCAAACTGTTACTAGATCACTATGGACATGGCTATGACGTTTCCCAGCTCGATGTTGCGGCCGTGGATACCTTCATGTTTGCCCTTGAGAAGAAGGGACTAGCAAAGGCTACAATAAACCGCCGCCTCTCGTGCCTCTCCAAGATCCTCACCTTCGGGGTAGATCGGGGGTTCCTCACGCACAAGCCTAAGATAGAACAGAAGAAGCTATCCAACGGACGCATGAGGTTCCTCACCGAGGAAGAGGAATACGAGATCATCGATACCCTAGAGGCATCTGGAAAGGATGACTTCGCGAGGTTCTTTGAATGGCAAATCGATACTGGTATGCGACCTATAGAGGCTCGCCATATAACCCAAACCGCCGTCAGGGAAGACCCACAGCATGGCTGGTTAGTTGACCTGAGTAAGACTAAGAACAACTACCCGCGCACCATCTGGCTCACCGAGAGGGCTTACAAAGCTTACCTTGCATTATCGGATGAACAGTTCCCGTTTGCTAGGTTCACCGAGAGCAAGATTGCGGCTGCTTGGAAGTTCGTCAGGGAAGCACTTAACGAAACCGCCGACAAAGAGTTTGTGTTCTATCTTACAAGGCACACCTGTGCGTCTCGATTAGTGCAACGAAACGTGCCTCTCCAGATCGTCAAAGAGTGGATGGGTCATAGAAACTTTGAGATGACCTTGAGGTATGCTAAGCTTACTCCTACGAATATGCTTGACGCTCGAAACGCTCTTCAACAATCTCACATCAATTAACAACCTCGAAGTCAACCACATCAAACTTAACACGTAGTCCAGCTATATCACATTAAACTTAACACTTAGCCCTAAAAGCTACATTTAATCCTATGAAATCTGTGGGAAATACTACATACATTTTCCCACAGATAAAAACTATTTCATCACCATAAACAATAACACACACAACTAGGCCGTAAGGCCGACCTTACTATGAAAAAACTAAGCGAAACACTAACAGAACTAGGGATTGCATTTAGCTTTCCTATCATAATTAAAGATGCCAATGGCTACGTGGCTTACTGCGAGGACAGCGATGGCTTCTGTTATAAGCGTGAGTATGATGCCGATGGTAACAAGGCATACGACGAGGACAGCGATGGCTGGTCGTGTAAGATTGAGTATGATGCCAAGGGCAACAGGACCTACTACGAAACTAGCACTGGCTACACGGAAGGAACTCCCCGTTCAGCAAAGACCTGTGATGACAAGGTCGTCATATTCGATAACATCGCATACAAACTAAAAGCACTATGAAATACACCTGCACACTAGACATGGACAACGAGCAAGGAGAACGCTGTATTCTCGATGTTGTTTTCCACGCGGACGCCTTCAAGCGATTCGCTGGATTTAAAACAGTAGTCTCAGATAAGCCCCTGTATGACGAAGACCTAGCACACCTAGAGCAGTTCGTCGTGCAAGCTAAAGATAAATGGGTGACAAATAGCTGACAAAGATTGTCAAATCAAGGGAAACAAAGGCAAGTGTGAGGTGACAATTAAATGAAAAGATCGTTGCAAATCAATACGTTGACATCGTTATAAAAAAAGATACGATATTGATCAGGGGATGGCTAATGCCTTTTTTGTCACCTCACGCTGTAACCCTATTGAAATATAAGCATTTTTAAACAAACACTTATCCCTTTTATCTTTAACCATTCCCTTGCCTCGGTGACAAATCACTGACAAATAATTTGACTATGGACACGCAACTTACACAAGACGACCTCAACACTGACATGACCACCGTAGGCGTCGGTCGCTACCGTAATAAGGTAGAGGGAGCGCGTGCTCGTGGTATGGAGTCCGAGACATCTTATGGACAGCGACTCATACGTGGTGCTTTGCCTGCTTATATCAAGGCTATTGATGAAGCGAAAGACAAGTGGCGTGGATTTAAAAACAATGCCAAGTGGCAACTAGACATCCTAGACATCCCTTCTGAGAAGATTGGGTTCCTTGTTATACGCACCGTCCTAGATCAGCTTACCCAGAACTCCAAGATGACCGCTATGTGCACCAAGGTGGGCAACGTCATCGATTACCAGCGCCGCTCCGAGTATCTCGTCCGTAACAACCCAAAGGGCGAAGGGATTGTTCTAGGAGCCACACGCAAGAGCGGCTGGCAAGCTACTAAGAATCACGTTCGACTAAGCATGAAGCATGAAGTCGAGAGGGGTTTGATGGAAGACCTACCCTCTTGGACACGCCGAGACATAGCAACATCGGGATTGAACCTCGTAGAACTCCTTCGGGACGTCACGGGGATCATTGAGTATCGCTTCATCACTGACACAGGGCGCAGGAACCCCACACGCTACGTCACAGCCTCTCCAGAGACTTTAACTTGGATAGATGAGTTCAACTACCACAAGGAAATCATAAGCCCTTTTTGGCTACCTACAGTGGATACACCGATGGAGTGGAAGAACGTGTGGGAAGGTGGATACAAGACAGACGACACCGACCTCCCGAAGCTTCCGTTCATCAAGTCAACTAACATGGACTTCCTCCGAGGCATCACGGGCAAGATCGAAGAGCCTATGGAGGCTTGTAATCTTATCCAGCAGACACCTTGGAAGATTAACGAGGAAGTCTTGAAGACCATGCAGTGGGCTTGGAAGAACTCGGTAAAGGTAGGTGGACTACCCAGCCGTGATGACGAGGTAATGCCCGACATCCCTGACGACTTCCACGAGAACAAACTGAGCAACCTACAGTGGCGCACGATGGCTTCAGGTGTTCACAAGCGCAACATGAGCACACGCTCTAGGCGTCTACTGGTAGCCAAGGTTCTTTACCTAGCAGAGAAGCTTACAGGTAGTAGGTTCTTCTATCCTTCACACTGTGACTTCCGAGGTCGGGTCTATAACATCCCTGCCTTTCTGGGTATCCAAGGCCCTGATATGTGTCGCGGGTTGCTTCGGTTCGCTAGACCTCAACGTATTAAGACAGCAACAGACCGCAAGTGGTTAGCCATACAAGGTGCTAACACTTGGGGATACGATAAAGTCACACTCGACGAGCGCGCTGAGTGGGCTGAGAACTTTTCCAAGGACGCTATCCGTATCGCTGCTAACCCTACCAAGGAGTTACTATGGACAGACGCGGGCGACCCTTGGCAATTCCTTGCGTGGTGCTTTGAATGGGCAACGCTACAGAACACGGGTAAGCTAGATACCTTCCTCCCTGTGAATATGGATGCCACCAATAACGGCCTCCAGATTCTCTCTATGCTTACCCGTGACCCCTACGGGATGACTGCTACAAATGTGTTACCTACAGACACGCCAGCGGACATCTACAAGACGGTTGCTCTACAAGCTGAGATCATCCTAAGAAAACAAGCAGAGGACGGGGACGCTATCTCTAACGCTTGGTTAAACTTTGGGATCGACCGTAAGACAACCAAGCGCCCTGTCATGTGTTACTCGTATGGGCTTACTGAATACAGTAATCGATTGTATATCGCTGATTGGTATGAAGACCAGATACACGGTGAAGGCCGCACCAGACCCTTTGACGATAAAGAGAAGTATCTTGCTGTCCACGTTCTAGCCAAAGCAGTTTGGAAAGGCATCGAGAGCGTCCTAAAGAAACCAAAGGAGTGCATGAAGTGGTTCCAAGACTGCTCTGCGATACTCACCGAGGCTGAGCTACCTGTGTCTTGGGTAACTCCTAGTGGCTTCCCTGTTCATCAGCAATACTTCAACTTCACCAGTAAGAACATCAAGACTTGGATTAGCGGAACAGCTACTCACATTCGTTTCCGTGAGAACGACGATAAGCTTTCCAAGGTTCGTCAGCGCAACGGAGTGAGCCCAAACTTTGTTCACTCACTAGATGCGGCGGCTCTCCACAAGACAGTCATCAAAGCCAACAAGGAAGAGGGAATCTATGACTTTGCATTTATCCACGACAGCTATGGAACTCACGCCACAGGGTGCGAGGCTTTAAGTAAAAGTTTGCGAGATGTGTTTATTTCTACCTTTAGTGTTGACCTCCTTCGGGATTGGAAACATCAATTAGAACAGCAATCGGGATTAGAGCTTCCTGAGCCGCCAGAATATGGCACTGCTGACATCTCCCAAATTAAAGATAGCACATATTTCTTCTCATAAACAATAACACACACACCATGAAAGAACCAACAATAGAAGAAATAAAAGAACTCGTAACACTTTTTCTCATAAACAATAACACACACACCATGAAAGAACCAACAATAGAAGAAATAAAAGAACTCGTAACATTCCGCCGAGACAAAGAGGGAAACCTTAAGGTTTGTGACGTCAAAGGCGATGTCTGGGGCGATGTCTGGGGCGATGTCAGAGGCAATGTCAGAGGCAGCGTAGTAGGCGATGTCTGGGGCAATATCCAAGGCGATGTCTGGGGCAGCGTAGTAGGCGATGTCGAAGGTGATGTCTGGGGCAGTGTTGAAGGCGCGGTTAAATGGGTAACTAATTAAACTTTCTTCAGTTAGCACTCCGCTAGCTGTCATGTAACAACACCGATAACAGGTAATAGTAAAACAAAATGAGCAAAGTAATAACAACACCAAAAGGTAAAGCAGTATGGCCACGCATCGACACACCAGACACTAAGTTTGATGAAGATGGCGTTTATAGCTGTAAGCTCCACGTAAGTGAAGGCGACTTCAAAGCTTTTGAGGCAATCGTAAAGCCTAAGCTTGAAGCCGCTTACAAGGATGAGTGCAGTCGCCAAGGTAAAGAGAAGATCCGCATGGCCGCGTCTTCGCCTCTTCGTATTAACGACGAGGGTGATCACGAGATATATGCGAAACAAAAGGCTAAGGTTCATACCAAGTCTAAGGGAACACTAGAGTTCTCTATCACAGCAGTAGATAGCCAAGGTAAGAAGATCGACATGCCTAAGATTGGCAGTGGTTCTACCCTCAAGATGGCCGTCGAGGTCAACACTTGGTTTGTTCCAAGTCAGGGCTTCGGATACACCCTGCGTCTCCGTGCTGTTCAGATATTTGATCTGATTGAGTATGGTGGCGGGAGTAACTTCGGCTTTGGTGCTGAAGCAGACGGCTACGTAGGTAGCGGTGAATCCCTCAACCAAGCATTCGAAGTTGCTGATGAAGCGGAAACGACCAACGCGCCGTTCTAAGTTCCGTTCGAAGTTCGAAGAGACAGTAGCCTCCGCCTTAAATGCGGCGGGGGTTACCCACTCTTACGAGTCGATGAAACTGGATTACACGAAGCTCTGCAAATACACGCCAGACTTCGTTTTAGATAATGGAATTATATTGGAGGTAAAGGGCTATTGGATAGCGTCAGACCGAACCAAACACCTGAGAGTAAGGGAAGCACACCCCGACCTCGACATCCGCTTTGTATTCCAACGAGCATCAAACACACTAAGCAAAAAGAGCAAGACCACCTACGGGGACTGGTGCGACAAACACGGGTTCCTGTGGTGCGAGAAAAAGCTCCCACACGAATGGACGATTTAACGGCGATTGCCACACACCAACCTTGCCCCGACTGCGGAAGCAGCGATGCACTCACACATAACTCTGACGGAAGCACCAAGTGCTACTCCTGCGGTATCTTTACACCGAACAGAGACAAACAAGACACAACTACACAACACACAAAAATGGAAACTGTATCACCGCTAGGATTCGTAAACGGAAAGTTCATGGAGATTGCCCCAAGGGGTATCCACAAAGACACATGCGTAAAGTATGGGTATCAAATTGGGGAGCTTAACGGCAAGCCCTGTCACGTTGCTAACTACCGCAACCTTGATGGCACACAGGTAGCTCAGAAGTATCGCTTTGCGGACAAGAGCTTTCACTGCAATGGTAGCCCTAACTATTTCTTCGGTCAGAACCTCTGGCCTAATGGCGGTAAGAAGCTAGTCATCACCGAGGGTGAGATTGATTGCCTTACTGTTAGCCAACTCCAAGGCAACAAGTGGCCAGTCGTATCGCTACCGAGTGGTGCTCAGTCAGCCAAGACAATCTTTAAAAAGCAACTTGAATGGCTATCCTCTTGGGATGAAGTCATCGTTATGTTTGATGAAGACAAGGCAGGACGCGAAGCTGCTGAGAGTGTTGCTCACATCCTACCTGCTGGCACCTGTAAGATCGCTCGGTTGTCTATGAAAGACCCGAACGAAATGCTTCTAGCTGACAAAGGAGAAGAAGTAATCCAAGCTTTCTGGAACGCTAAGGTATGGCGTCCCGATGACATTGTAGATGGCTCTGAGCTTTACGACCGTCTCACGGTTCCCAAAGAAAACGACAGCATCCCTTATCCTTACTATGGACTTAACTCGCTCACTCACGGCCTCCGCAAAGGTGAGATTGTTACCTTCTGTGCTGGCTCTGGCATCGGCAAGTCTGCTGTTTGTAAAGAGATCGCGCTACACGTTCTCAAGACTACTGATCGTAAGCTCGGCTATATTGCCTTGGAAGAGAGCATCGAGCGCACAGCTAATGGTATTATCGGTTTGGAAATGTCTAAGCCGTTACACCTAGAGCCATTCACTCCAGATGCTAAATACAACGAGGCTTACAAGAAGACCGTCGGCTCTGGCAGGTTCTACCTATATGACCACTGGGGTTCCCTAGACAGTGACAACCTACTTGGACACATCCGCTACATGGCTAAGGCTATGGATGTAGATTACGTGGTTCTTGATCACCTATCTATCATCGTATCTGGTATGGGTGACGGCGACGAGCGTCGTATGATCGACAACACAATGACTAAGCTACGTGCTCTTGTAGAAGAGACTAAGATTGGTGTGGTGCTTGTAAGCCACCTCAAGCGTCCCGAAGGTAAAGGCCACGAGGAAGGCGCAGCGACATCCCTAGCACAACTCCGAGGCTCTGCGGCTATCGCTCAGTTGTCCGATATGTGCATTGGCTTAGAGCGGAACCAGCAAGACGTAGAGAATAAGAACAGGACAACCCTGCGTGTGCTCAAGAACCGTTTCAGCGGTGAGACAGGCGTAGCTTGCAACCTGCTTTACGATAAAGAAACTTGCCGTCTCTCAGAGGATACTAATCCTCTCTGCGATGACTCTAATGACGAGAACCACTTCTAACCACTAACTATATGAATATAAAATTACTTAACGGAGACTGCTTAGAGCAGATGAAACAACTACCCGACAACAGCGTGGACAGCATCGTGACTGACCCACCCTACGGCATTAGCTTCATGGCTAAGAAGTGGGACTACGACGTTCCCAAGGTGGAAGTGTGGAAGGAAGCTATGCGCGTCTTGAAGCACGGAGGCCATGCTTTGATTGCTTGTGGCACACGAACGCAGCACCGAATGGTGGTGAACATCGAGGACGCAGGCTTTGAGATTCGTGATGTGGTAAGCTGGATTTACGGAAGTGGATTCCCGAAGAGCTTAAATATCCGCAAGGCTATCGATAAAACTGCTGGTCTTGAAATCGAGTATAAACCTACCGAGGACACACACGCTTTCAACATTGCCGAACAATGGGACGGCTGGGGAACAGCCCTAAAGCCAGCCTGTGAGTTCTTCACCCTATGCCGCAAGCCTCTCTCGGAAAAGACGGTGGCCGCTAATGTCCTCAAGTGGGGAACAGGTGGTATTAACATTGATGGGTGTCGGGTAGGGACGGATGAAAAGCTAGTGAGGCCAGAAGTTCAACGCCTTGACAACCAAGCATATGGAAAAGGATTGGGTGCAGGGACACAAGAAGAGCCCCAAGGACGATTCCCAGCCAACCTAATCCACGACGGGAGCCAGCAGGTTCTTGAGTTGTTCCCTGAGACAAAGAAGGACTCTGCCGCCGCGCGCTTCTTCTACTGCCCCAAAGCAAGCAAGAAGGATCGTAACGATGGACTACCCACTAAGTCGGAAAGCTTAGAAAGTTCCGAGATAGTGGGCAACAATCATCCAACAGTCAAACCAACAGCCCGTTTCTTCTACTGCCCCAAGGCAAGCAAGAAGGATCGCGACGAGGGGCTTGAGGGGTTTGAGGGACACGACACATACTCGGAGGATGCTGCTACGCCAATGCGCGACCAAAGGGATCAGGTTCAGCGCAAAAACACCCACCCAACAGTAAAACCAACAGCCCTGATGCAATACCTATGTCGCCTCATCACCCCTACGGGTGGCGTTGTTCTAGACCCTTATATGGGTAGCGGATCAACAGGTAAGGCAGCAGTCAAGGAGGGCTTCAGTTTTGTAGGCTGTGAGCTGGATGAGGACTACTACAAGATTGCTACGGCTCGCATCGAGACAGCTAAATAACCCCAACCAAAGGAGTATATGAGCAGATGGATACAAGATTCATCATGGAAGCGAGGTCAAGGCGTAGAAGCCATGTTCGCTAAACTGTTAAACAAACGAACAACGGATGTGAGAGCGGCTGACCTAAAGGAACAGTTCTCTCATGTCGATTACTTCTCTGACTTCGGCAAGATCGACGTCAAAGCTCGTAAGCGTGTTGCTCGTTCCGATGATAACACACAAGACGACCTAGTATGGCTTGAGTTCAAGAACGTCCAAGGGAAGTTCGGATGGCTCTACGGGAAAGCCGACTGGATTGCCTTTGAGCGCAATGAAGACTTCGTTCTAGTCAAGCGTCACGACCTAGCACTCATGGCTGAGAAGCTGTGCGCTGTAGGTGATCGCGTAGCTGTAGGCAAGGACGCTCTCTACAAGGGATACCAGAGGAGTGGTCGTAAAGACCTCCTATCAATCGTGAAGATGTCAGACATTCTAGAGTTGTATCATCAACTATGGACAAAAGACGTTGACAGCACTCAACACTAACCATTGATTAAATAACACACATGAAAACAGCAACAGTTCCCTTCGATGTCTACATTCCCGCGATGAAGGTTGCCACAATTAACATTGAAGTAGCAATTGATGAGCATGGGCAAGAGATGATTACACCCGAATCCTCATTACACATTGACGAGATACAGGCTCGCTACATTGAACAGATCACCCCGCAAGACGATTAAATAACACACATGAAAACAATA